TTCTTTTAACGTTTCTTTTTTTCTTAACTCTTTTTTTTCTAGCTTCCTATATTCTTTTTTTAAATAAGGTAAAAATCTGCGCAAGTGCATTCGTGTGGTTTCTTTTTGTGTCATAGTGGCATAGGTGCTTTACGTTGTATATTAATAAAATATCCAGCGGCTTCTGTTATGTGATCAAAGCCTGTGGTCTTATCGGGTTCTCCATTCTTGTATGTTTGTCGCTCTGTGGCTTCTGTGTAAACAGGGCAGTTATTTGTATTGATAAAATATACGCGCTCGCCTTTTGCGTTCTTAAAAGCAGCGTTAACGGCGTTTACTCGGTCCTTTACAAATGGGTTCTTGTTTGGTTTTCTTATATTAAAGCCTGCATCGCGTAATACTATTATATCGCTTTTACCGCTTGACTTTCTATTGTCGCCACTAGCATCTGGATAAATTACGATTGAATGACCTGCGTACTTTGACTGAATCAAAGAAACCATTTCAAAAGTATCATAAGCGTTTACGATTTCAGCAACCGCGGTTTTAATGTTGCCGTCAATTACGTGGACCACTGCATTCATTTTAGTGATGTTAAAATCCATTCCGATATGCAGCACATCATTTGATTGTATTTCTCTTATTGAGTTGTTTTCTACCCTGTCAAAGTGGTGGTAAACGTTACCGCTCGTTAGGTTGACAAACTCGCCATTAAGGTATGCTTCTAGTTGTTGAGGTGTGTAAATATCTGAAAGCGTTTCAATATATTCTTCTGGAATAAATGGATTATCTAAGGTTTTGCCCTTTATCATTTTTCGGTTTGCCTTTGTTTTGGTTACGAAAAACTCATACGCCCATTTAAAACCCTCTGGAGTTCCTACTACATCTGTTTTATTTTTATCCCCATTAGGCAACTGGCATCGGTTTCTTGCGATAATCTTTACGAATACATCGCTCATCGCATCTTTAGAAAGTATATCTGTTTCGTCTATAAGAGAATACCCAACCTCATAGCCTACAATGCGCTCTGGGTTTGACATAGAACGCAAAATTATCTTACCGTACTTAGTGTTAAAAAAATGTTTTGATTGGTTTAGAACGTACGGTATGTTCATATTTGTAAGAAGTTCCGCAAATTTAGGTATTGCTACGTCCTCAATCAGTCCGTACGTTGGTAAGTAGTAAGCGACTGGAATAGCTGGGTATTTTAATTTCATTAAAGTAGTTTTTAAAACACCTGCAAAAGATTTGCCAGAACCATAACCGCCAATTAATCCCGTGTGGGTTGCGTTACTGTTTACAAAAGCTGCTTGATTTTTCAAAACTTTTAATTCCATTTATATAATTTTAAACGTTATCGGTTCGACGGCTGTAAGTTCTTCGTTTATATTATGCTGCACCGACTTACCAGCGTACCTATCAAGTACTTCTTTGATAGCGTTCATATCGCCCTTTACTGCCATTGTAGTAAGCTTGTTTATGATTGCGGTAAGTTTGTCTATACCACCACTTTCGGTCTGTAATTCAGCAGTTAAAACCTCTTTAAGGAGTTTCGTTTTGGGTGCGCCTTTTCGGTTTATGTTTTGCGGGTTGGTATCAAACCCTTTTCCCTTTGCAGAAATATTGCCGTTCATTATTGCTTTTGCCATCGGTTATAAATCGGTTGTTAAAGGTTGCCATTATCAGCAAATGAATAATAACTATCTTGCGTTAAAATAATGTGATCCAAAACCGCTATATCTAAAAATTCACCTGCTTTTTTGATTTTTTGGGTTATGTTTATATCGGCGTTGCTAGGTATTAACTGACCGCTAGGGTGATTGTGGCACATTATTATACTGGTAGCCAATACGTCTAATGCTTTTTTTATTATTAGTCTAGGGTCTGCAACGGTTCCAGTAATACCGCCCTGGCTAACTTTGTACCACCCTATCGTGTTATTAGCGTTGTTTAAGTAGATGCAAAAAAAGCTCTCATAAATATCTATTGAATCGTCCCAAAGCCCTCTAAAAAAGTCTGCTGAGTCATTTGAACTTTTAATTTTTACTTTTTTTATTTGGTCTCTTTTTAATTGTACTTTTAATTCTGGGCAATTTGCTTTGTATGTTTTCATAATTATTTTTTTTTAAATTTAAAATCATTTATTAATTTTCTAATTTCAACCTCCCAATTTACCTGTATATGAAATGTAATTGATTTTGTTTTATGGAGGTTTTTTTTTCTTCCTGCGCCTATCCTTTTACCACCTATCCCCATATTAATAAATGTAAATTAGTTTCAAATAAAATTGTTCTAATTTCTCTAATTGTTAATTTTAAAGTTTTCATAATATTTGTGTTTTGTTTTATTTCTAATATAAAAATACAAATATTATTTTGATTAAAAAAATTATTTATCAATTATTTTTAAATTTTAAATATTTGCTATATTTTATCACTTAGTAATTGATTTGCATATTGCCAATTTCTACAAGAATAAAATGATTTTTTATCTGCGTTAGCAAATATAGATTCATCTTTCTTAAGGCTTTTTATTTTTATTCTTTCAGCATCTTCTATTAGAATTATTACTTCATTTTCATTAATAGTTAAAATACTACCTTTTTTATATTTTAAAGCTATGTGAAGATTTTTATAATAGTTAAAAGGTTTTGAAACACCGCAAATATAAACGTCTTTTGATTCCGTTTCAATTTTATTGCCTTCTAGATATTTACCTAAAAATGATTTTGCACAATGATTATCAATATTTACAGATTCTATTGTTTTAATCCAAAAGTACATCCAACTGCTGTCATTTTTTAATTGTATTGTTATTTTCATAATCCTAAAATATTATTTATAGATTTGTTTTTACCATATGTTTTTCCGTTAGGCAACGGTAAATTAAATTCAAAATCAATAGCCTTTTTTTTATCTTTATTTGATAATTCAATATCATTGTTCAAGTAGCATTGAAAACTTGAAGAATTAAACCTCATTATTTTTATGTTTTTATTTGAAATGGTTTTGCAAATTTCTTTAACCATTTTAATCGTGTGAAATTTTTGATAAAACCAATTTCCAGACCTAAAATTTGCAGTAAATAAATTTTTATCATAAAAGTATAAATAATTTTGTTTGTCTTTTGTTTTTTCTACTTTTGATAATTTTTCAACAAACTCGTAACACCTTCCAGAGAAAAAAAGTTTTCCGTTTGGTTTACACAATGTTCTAATTGTATTTATTACACTATTGTGCGCCTCAATGCTATCAACACTGTTTAATACGCTGTCGCATACCACTACATCAAATAATCCGTTTTGCTTTATGTCCTCAACTACGCAGTCAATTAACTCTATTACTTTTTTATAATCAATTACGTTTTGTCCTGTTTTTCTTAAATAAAACTCAATTCCGAATATATTAAAGCCTTGCGTTTTTAGATTTTTTACATAAGCCATTTTTCCAGCGCCAAAATCTAATATCCTTTCTGCTTTATTAATGTTTGGAATTACTACTTTTTCATACAATATTGATTTGAATTGTTTTTCACCTGCAAGCCTATTCATTTGAGCTAAACACTGAATATAAGTTTGTTTTTCTAACAAGTCATAGCTGAATTCTCCATAAGATAATGAAAAGTATTTTTTTATAAGATTAACTTTAAGCGAGTTGTTTTCTTTAAAAACATATAGCTCTTTATTCATCATTTTTGAAACACTTGCATAGTCAGATGAAATGATACAATTATTTTCACTATCTAAAACACAACTGCCAAATTCACCATATTTTAAAAACAACCTTGATAATTCTTTTTTTTGATTTGCATTTTTGCCAAGTTTGATAATTTCAATTTGATAAGGCTTGACGTAATGCCAACCAATTTTATCAGTATTGACCTTTACTATATCTCCTTCTCCTATTTCTATATCAGAGCCGTTGTGCATCTGATTAAACCTTACCTCGTCTGTTTTTGTAATCCCATCAATTATAAATGCAGGGACGTGTGTTTTACCCAAAATTAGCATGCACTTACTTCTTTGGTGACCTGCTATAATTGTGTTATTTGAGTTTATAATTATAGGTTTTAAAAATCCAACCTCACTTATACTTTCAATTAAACTTTGCTTTTTATCTTCCGATAAATATCTTGGATTGTAACTTGCTGGATTTATTTTATTAATATCGTATTTTTCTATTAACATAATCCTAATAATTTACTCATTAATCCTGTTATAATTCCATTATCATCAACATAATTTATAATAGCCTTTTCAAAAGCTTCTTCTTCTTCTTTTGTAACATAAATAGTATAGTTTTTAAACTTAACCGCACATAATGATAAAGTTGTTCCTGATTCTTCACTTGAAATATTATACTCATTTGTAAATTCTTCATCTGTATCAAAATTAGGAATATCCAAACCCCACTCTGTGATTTCTTCTGCATCCCATTCGTTAGCTAAACTATCCCAATCCCAATTCCCAAAACCGACGTTATCTTTTATGATAAATTCCTTTTGTTGTTGCTCTGTAAGGTTGCTTGCTTTAATAATTGGCACTTCTTTTAAACCAGCTTCTTTACAAGCCTTTAAACGCATATTGCCACCGAGCACAATCATATCATCGTTGACTACAATCGGTCGTAAATTAAGCATTTCTGGGAACTCTTTAATAGATTTTACCAACTTAGCAAATTTATCGTCTTTAATAGTTCTCGGGTTGTTTGGGTTTGTTTTAACTTCTGATATTTTTACTACTTGCATAACACCGTTCTTTTAACTCTAAAGCCTGTATCTAGGACATCTAACAGAACCTTTCCGTTATCATTACAATTATTACCATAATAGTAAGATTCACCGTTAGGCACGTTGTCAATCGTTACCACGGCGTTACAGTCGCAAATGGTCGGTTCATCTTCTGGTGTGCAGCTTGCCATTAACAGGGCAAAAATAAATAGTGTTTTTTTCATTGTGTTCTGTTTTAATTGTTAGTTTTTTTAGTGAGTTCAAATATAGTGATAATTGCCGCGTCTATTATTGGGCGCTTAGAACTATTTTGGTAACTCTTTTTGCTAGCGTAGTTAAACATCTTGCTTATCTTTTCGTTAGTTAGTCCTAGCTCTCTGCGTACTTGTTTAATTTTCATAGTTCTTACCATCTTTTTTTACTAGGTTGTTTTCTGCACTTTACAAATGTATTGTCGATTAATTTTTTATAGAGAATTTCTATTTTGGTAAATGTTCTGCTGTATATATTACCTTCATCCGTTGTTTTAATAATGTATCTATTTAAGTAATCATCCCAATAAAGAAAACCACAAAGACCTTTATCACTCTTTACTAAATCACCCAAAAGGATAAGCTCATTGCTTAGCCCATCCTTTATCGGTGTGTATTTATTATTTAAGATAAGTTAGACTTAAATTGGTTAAACAAACGGCTTACGGGCTGTCTTATGCTTCCAGTAATGTAGTCCATAATATTTTCCGCTTCATTGTCGCAAACCTCCTCAAGTACTTCATCTTCAGATATTCCGTAATGATTTGCTATATTACGTATTACTGTTAAAAAAGTTCTGTTATCTAGAGTTGATAAAAATGCTTCGTTTACTTTTCCTTGAGTTGTCATGGTGTTTGTTTTAATGTTCAATACAAATATACAAACCTTTTATATATTACCAACTATAAATGGTATGAATTACCTTTATTTATAATCGTTATGAATAACTACCTAACTTAGTAAACGCCCACGTATGTTTTTTATTTTTTAAACATACAAATATGTCGTTAGATTGTTGAAGCTTCACATATCCGATGTTACTTATGCCGCTTATTAAAAAGATATTCTTGAACCTCTTTTGTTGCCTTGCTTTTTGCCTTGTGCAAACTTAAATAGTTAGGGTCGCTTTTGTTATTCTCGTACTCGTTTGCTTCCCTTACTTCAACGTAGGTAAATATATTACGTTGCGCTGGCGTGAGGGTATTAAAATCGTCCTCACGCATCCTCAAAAACATTTCTTTTGCTCCTTGCATTATGATAGTTTTAATTTCATAGCGTCTTTTGTTGCAGCGGTTGCGCCTTGTTCTGCTGATGTAAACGACTTGTAAGTAGTTTGTAGTCCACCCATAGTATTGCAAGCGTTTAGCCTATTGTTTAAACGTGGTATGTCTAGTTCTGGTCCTGGTG